TAGCAATTGTGTGAGCAGGCATAGAAATGCGTCCATATTCGTCACCCTGCAACTCGAAGTCTTCGACGTCGCCTTGCGGCGTCAAAGTAGTATGAGCAATGGATGTAGGAGTGTTCAATGACAAATCCGTCATGTAAGCGAAAAATGTAATATTGATCGGATCGCTGCTGTCATTTGCATGCTGCAATGTATTAATATCGGTCACAACCATCTTTCCCATTTTCCTCCAATCGTTCGAAGGAATATTAAGATAGGTTTGCGGAAATATAAAAGGACACTCAATTTCTCCACCCTCTGATCTGGTCGGATCTAAGTACACGTGCGGACGCTGACTCATTTGAATAATGTCAGATTGGCTGTCCGCCACAGCTTTGGTAAGAGAATCGGAATTCGGCAGGGGAATGTAAGACATAATAGCCCTACCGTAATAAAATGGATTCCCATTAATCAAAGCTTGAACATTTAAAGTTCCTCGCAGATTCTTAAAGTGCGCGAGTCGATTGGAAACGCGTGGGTCTTCTAAAAACGTTGCCCAAGGATCAAAAACTTCATAAAATGAAATTCCTGGGGTCCACACAACGGTCCCAATCTTGACAGGTCTACCAAAGAAATCGTCGTTAGTATCTGACGTATTTGCATGGGTAGTAGTATTTTCGGCGGAATTCCCCATGCCTGTCTTCCACATGGAGGTTCCTGAATTTAACTGCATACTGCCGATGGTACGCTTGTTTGATTCATATTGAAACAAAGTAGTAATCAGTAATTTAAATGAATGCACACGAAGGGGGATCAATCTGCGTGTACCTAATAATCTAATGTAAAATATATAAGCGTTACAAGTAACATAGATAAGGCGCTACTCGCCCGTAAATCAGTATATACAATATTGGTTTTATTTTATGGGAATGGTACATCCAAAGGTCTCACAACTTTGACCTAATCTTCTGAAGTAAACTCTTTCCAGAGACACTCTTTTTCCGAAGTGTCCTTGGAAATATCCAGAGGAGTGTAATAACGCTTCTTGAAGCGAGCCCACCAGTCCTCGTACGTAAAATGTGCATACTTGAGATGGGGAAGGATATCAAGATTTTCGGCCGCCTGCAACAGCAACTTCTGGTATCTCGTAAATGTCTCATAGTCATGCCTGGCTAATTCGCCACAGGCAGCATCGATATTCTGCACCATAACCGTTCTCAAATCAGTCTCGCTCTCTTGATAACAGCAAACAGACTTGAGAATGGAATTGAGGTCCAATGGAGCAGTGTCCATCAGAACACGAGGTTCGTATCGCCACCGACGCTTGCAAAAATCAACCCCTGCAAAATCGCAGTAGGGGTTAAGAACTTCTGCTTTGTTGGCA